AGTACTCGTTCCTGATAGGCTTCTAAATCCTAATGAATTTGGGGAAGACTTAATTGGTGATAATCTTGACTATGGCGAAAATGATATGGATATGCTCGCCAATCATTTTGAAATATCTGACCTTGTTAGGTGGGGAATGCCAATCGAAACTTTTGCTATGCCTAATCTAGATGAAAATACTACAGAGCTTTCTAAAGAAGATTTTGATAATTTTAAACATCAATGTCCAAAATGTGGATTTGAATATGATTAAAACATGGCCTTGGAAATTAAGTGACTTAAAAAATATTTCTAAAAATGGAAAAAAAGTCTTTTCATGTTTTCATTGCGGTGGTGGCTCAACTATGGGTTATAAACTTGCTGGTTACGATGTAATTGGTGGAGTTGAAATTGATACTAAAATGATGGAAGTTTATCGTGCAAACCACAATCCTTTTCATTCTTTTTTAATGGGAGTTCAAGAATTTAATCAAATTCCAAATCATGAATTACCTAGAGAATTGTTTAATCTTGATATACTTGATGGTTCTCCGCCTTGCAGCTCCTTTTCAATGTCTGGCAATAGAGAAAAAAACTGGAATGAATCTAAAAAGTTTAGAGAAGGGCAAGCTAATCAAATTTTAGATGATTTATTTTTTCACTTTATTGAAACTGCTAATAAATTAAAACCTAAAGTTGTTGTAGCAGAAAATGTTGAAGGTTTAATTTTAGGTAAAGCTAAAGGATATGTTAAACAAATTTTTAAAGCATTTGATGATATAGGTTATAATGTTCAATTGTTTTTATTAAATGCTAGCTTTATGGGTGTTCCACAAACTAGAAAGAGAACTTTCTTTATTGCAACCAAAAAAGAATTAAAACTCGATAAAATAAATTTAATATTTAAAGAATATCCAATTCCACTTGTAGAAGCTTTTAGTGTTATTGATTATACCAATAGTAATTTTAAAGAAACTTCCCCAAGGCTTAAGGAGTTATGGAAAGATTGCGCTCCAGGAAATAGTTTTGAAACTTTAACTCCAGGCAAAAATTTTAATTATGCAAAATTATCACCTTTAAAACCTAGCAGAACTTTAACTGCTAAAGAAGGTTGCTTATTGCATTGGAAAGAGCCTAGAAAATTAATAAAAGAAGAAATTTGTGCAATTCAAACATTTCCAATTGATTATAATTTTTTAAATAATGAGCCAAACTATATTTGTGGAATGTCAGTTCCCCCTTTTATGATGCAACGCTTAGCCTCTATTTTATATGATCAAATATTTAAAAACCAAAAACCTACTTTGGAGAGTTTATGACACTTCAAGCCGACAGATACGACGCTATCAAAAAGAATTTTCCAGAGACTTTAGAAAAATGCATGGGAAATGTAACATTAGCTTGTAGAAATGTAGGAATTTCTAGGGACACATTCTATAAATGGTATAAAGAAGACGAGGCTTTTAAAGCAAAGTGTTCAGCAATTAAGGAAACGGTAATTGATTTTGTCGAAAGTAAACTGATAGAACGCATTAATGAAAAAGATACGACTTCAATTATCTTTTATCTTAAAACACAAGGGAAGGGCAGAGGCTACGTTGAACGCATAGAAACCACTGGTAAGGATGGTGGGGCTATTAAACAAGAGGTTGATTTACAAGCTACAAAAGAGCAACGTGACGCCTTGGTAAGGATACTCAATGATAAATGAAACGGTTCCTTTACGTGATATAGCTTTCTCAAGGCTACGTGGATTCGCTAAAATGATGAATTCAACTTTTGATACAGAAGCGCAGCATATAAAACAAATTGCACAGGCGTTAGAGGATGTAGAAGAGGGCAAGATTAAACGACTTATGATTTTTATGCCACCAAGGCATGGGAAGAGTATGATAACCTCTGAAATATTTCCTGCATGGTATTTAGGGCGCAATCCTACTCATAAGATTATGTTTGTTACTTATGCACAGGAGTTTGCAGAAGAATTTGGGAGGAAAGTTAGAAACCAAGTTGCAGATGCAGATTATCAAAAAATATTTCCCACGACACTTTTAGCTAAAGATTCAGCAGCAGTTAAAAAATTTAATACCACAAAAGGAGGAGCTTATTATGCGGTTGGGATTGGAGGGCCTGTAACAGGTAGGGGTGCACACATATTGCTTATTGATGATCCTGTAAAGAACCGTGCAGAGGCAGATAGTTCACTGATAAGACAAAAACATAAAGAATGGTTTTCTTCTACTGCTAACACGCGCCTTGAGCCTAATGGGGCGATAATCATAGTACAAACCCGTTGGCACCATGATGACTTATCAGGATGGTTACTAGAAGAAAAAAAACAAAATTGGCATGTAATAAGCCTTCCCGCGTTAAGTAAGAATGAGCAAGGAGAGTATCAAGCTATCTGGCCTGAGAGGTACTCAGTTGAGCATTTACTTCAGATTAAAGAAGATACTCTTACTCATGACTGGAATGCGCTTTATATGCAATCACCTGTCGAAATTGGTGGCGGTACATTTAAAGGAGAGTGGTTAAAGTTTTATGATAGTGAGCTCTCACCAATTGGTATGAACGTGTATATCTTCGTCGACCCTGCTAACTCAAAGGATAAATACAGTGATAATACCGCTATCTGTGTAATAGCAACCAATAAAGACGGTAAGCTTTATGTTCTAGATATGTATATCGATAAGTTTAACTATAAGGAACGCCAGGATTTATTATTTGATCTTGTTATGAAGTACAAACCTCAAAACATGTTTATCGAAGAATATGGTATGCAAGTTGATATTCAGCATATGGAAGCTGAAATGGAAAGGCGTAACTATCGCTTTAATATTGAATCTGTAGGGGGCAATAAGCTTAAGAAGAATGATCGAATTCTACGTTTAGTACCTTATTTCCAAGAGGGTAAAATCTATCTACCACGTTTCTTAACTAAAACCAATTACTTGGGTAGCCAATTCGATGTAGTAAATTATTTCATGACAAAAGAATATACTCAGTTTACACCTAATTTAACTGACCAAAAGGATGATATGCTGGATTGTATGTCACGAATCTTTGACGTGTCAATGATGTATCCTGGTGGGGAAGGTGACGTGGATTATCATAGGTTATATAGGTAAGTAGGATGTTTAAATGGTTTAAGAGTCTTATTGTTATTAAGGAAGGAATTAGGGAATTGAGGGAAATCTTAGCAAATCGATTCCAAGCAATTGATAGGCGTATGATTAATTTAAATCACAATGTAGAAGATATGATGCAAGACCTTAAAAACAGGCCTTCATACCCTCAAGTGTTGTTGGATAACCTACATACAATTCAAACCAGGCTTAATAATATTGAATATAAAATTGATCAGTTAAAGACTCCGGACTCACCCTTTGATACTATACAAAGTGCTCTAAATGCACAAAGAGACAAAGACATAGAGGAATATGCTAAAGCAACAGAAGACTATATAACTATAACCACAAATCCTAAGGATATTATAACGCTATAACAGTTAAACCCAAACGTGAGGTAAGAAGAAAGATAAAAAGGTAGAGTAGATGTTTAAGCAATTCTTTAACTATATAAAAACCAAGGTAGCAGAAGAGATAACAGAAGAGGTTTGCAATCTTTTGATTAAAAGAGTGGTTATGTATGACAAAAAGATTCTAGATTTGCACAATAGGTTAATTCAACAAGAAAACTTGAGAGAGCAATACGAGCAATTTGTTCGAGCACACATATTTGATATTGAACGCAGAATAAAGCTAATAGAAGAAAATATTAAGACAAAGTAAATCTTTCTACCTTATTATTGATATTTATGGGATTTATGTATTACTATTAAATACGCATTCTTATAATATTGGTTTGATGTCTGATTACAACGCAGGGCCTGAAGGTCTACCATCTGATGATGAAATTCTCAAATGTATGAACGACGCGTTGGATGACAATCTAACTGCAACACAAAGCTGGCGTCAAAATGAAGTACGTGAAAACTTTGCACTGTTTGAAGGCAATCAATGGAGCGCTGCAGATGCTAAACGCCAGACCGCTAATGGAATGCCTTTAATTACAATCAATAGAACTGCACCTGTGCTTGAAGCTATATGTGGATTTGAGGTTCAAAATAGGCTTGATATTCACTATGCACCTAGGCTTCTTAATGATGAACAAAAAGGCTTTAATGATGTGCTTAATAATACTGTGCAATACATTGAGCAGAATGCTAAAGCAGAATCGCAATACTCATTAGCCTTTAAAGATATGTTACTTTGCGGAGTAGGGGTAACCAATACCACTATTAACTATGACAATAACTCTGATGGCGAAGTAGAAGTAAGACGTGTATTCCCGGCGTTTGTGTTTTGGGATATCACGGCTCGTGCTAAAAACATTATCGATGCTAACTACGTTATTGAAATAAAAGTATTGGATACTGAGACCTTAGTTAAAGAGTATGGCATTGAAAATTTTGATGATGTTTATAGTGTGTCGACAATCGATGCACGTATCTTAGAGTTTTTTGAGACAGTTTTAGCAGTAGAAAGCCTTGGGGTGGTATATGAGTACCAATGGAGGGAGAAGAAGCCCTTCTTTCGCGTAAAAA